AAATATTTTGCATGATGTCATTAAAGATAGGAATTTAGAAGAAAACTTGTCAATGTCTTTGTATAAATCCTGTTTCATTATGTAGTATTGTTGTTTTTTCCAGGCAGTCATGCCAGAGCTGTACGCAATAATAAAGCCTAGCACCGTTACTATTGTGCCGATTATTGATCCAATAACTTCATCGTTTTGATCTGATAACCAGAGAGCTAGTTCGGAAGGGCCAAAGACCCTTTGGTCGTTATATTCTAAAAATAAGTAGAGTGTGCATGATAGCAATAGTATTCCTGTGGGGCTGTTTATTAGGAATTGAATTATGGTGTATAGCATTGATTTAAATATACTTAATTTTAATTTCATCCTGTTTAGCATGCGTGCTTCCTTATGTTCTGAATTTTGTATTTTTTGTGGGTGGTAAACTATTTATTGATTAAGTTTTGGTGGTCTTTTAATGGTCCAAGTCTAATTGCGTCATGCAGAAAGTCGGTTGTCATGTGAGCGTAGCGCATAGTCATAGTCAATGAGGAGTGTCCGAGTATCTTTTGCAGGGTCAGGATGTTGCCGCCGTTCATCATGAAGTGCGAGGCGAACGTGTGGCGGAGCACGTGCGATTTCTGCCCACGGGGGAGGGCGACGCCGGACATTTTCACGGCGAAGTCGAAGCTGTCGCGGCAGTTGGAGAACTTGCCGTAGCGGCGCAGGTGCGAGTGCAGGCGTTGTTCCAGTTCTGGAGGTATCGGGACCGAGCGGCGACGCTTTGACTTCGTGTTAACGAATTGCACCGCACCATCCCGGACCCGATCCAGGGTCAGCCCTTGAGCTTCACCCCAGCGGCAACCGGTAGCCAAACAGACCAAGGCGACGGGTTCCACATGAGGCGTCTTGCAATGCTCCCGGAGGGCACGGAACAGCGTTTCTATCTGCTGGCGGGTTAGGTAGGTCAACTCACGATCTTGCAGCTTGATCGCCTTCACCTTGGCCAGCGGGTCTGGATAGTCGATTTCACCCAACTGGTGCAGTTCGTTGAACAGCGACCGCAGGTAGCCCAGTTCGTTGTTCAAGGTCTTGCCGCTGATGCCTGACGCAAGGCGTCTGGCCCGATACTCGGTAAAGATATTCCCGGTTACCGCCGAGCCTATGGGGTCGCCCATGCGTTCCGCCATCTTGCGCAGCACCAGGGAACGACGGTCAGCGTCCGTCAGAGCGTGGCCGTGGAGTAACGTCCAGCGGGTCACCAACTCAGACAGGCGTCGACGATCTTTCGGTCTTGGTGTCCAGGCCGGGTTTTCAATGGTCCTTTGCCGCACGGTGGCCTCGAACCGCTGGGCTTCGCCCTTGGTCTTGAAACGCTTCCTAAAACGCTTGCCCTTGATCGGTTCAACGTCGGCCAGCCAGCGGCCATCCTCAAGCTTGGTGATCGCCATCAGATCGCGTATCCCCGCCGTAGATACCGATCACACATCAGCTTGTGTATGTGCCTTTCCAGATCGCGACGA